AACATAATGAAAGACTTGCAAGCAAAGACCTTTGACGTGTTGCTGGACCCAGCCGCAGCTGCTACCACGGCACGAACTGCAAACCTGGATTGCCAGGGGTCGCACAGTGCAACGATTCTCGTCACGCTTGGTGCCGAGCTTAACACCAACAGCACCAATGTTGCCATTCAGCTCAGCGAAAGCGACGACACGACCGTTACCAACTTTGCCACCTTTGATGCAAACTTCAATCGAACCGTGGACAACACGGGTGCGGTTGTGGCTGTCAATCACTTGGACCTTAAGGGCCGCAAGCGATATGTCAAGCTGACCGTCACGCCAGACACAACCACCAACGGACCTGTGCTGACAAGTGCGGTTGCAGTCCTTGACAAGGGATTCCGCGATGCCAAGGCATCATCCGGCGACGATGTAGTCGTCGGTTAATCATATCACCACCTGGGGCGCGAAGATGGAAAAACCAACGAAGGAAGTTAAGGCATGTGCATTCATGACGGCACCTCGTTACGAATGCACTTGGGCACGCAATTACATTGAGATTGCCTTACAAGGTGCCAAGGTTCCGCTAATGATTAGCGGCGGCGTCTTCTATGGCCAATGTATGCAGATGATGCTAGAAGAGGCAATCGACAGCGGATGTGAGATTGCCATCACAGTTGACTTTGATAGCGTGTTTACAACCAAGGATGTGCAGCGGTTAATCTCAATCGCTGCATTCCGTGATGACATTGACGCGGTGTGTGCGATGCAGTGCAGGCGAAGTGCTAAGACTCCGCTTTGCACCATTGCAGGCAAGACGGAAATATATTCCACCGAAGAGCCGATGCAGGTAACAACGGCACACTTCGGGCTGACAGCAATCAAGCTGGAACGCCTCAAGGATGTGCCGAAGCCATGGTTCAAGGCAGAGCCAAACCGCGAAGGTCGGTGGAATGATGACAAGATTGACGATGATATCTGGTTCTGGAAACAGTGGATGGAAGCGGGACGCACTATCTACATGGACCCGGAAACACGCATCGGCCACCTTGAAGAAGTGGTGACACAGTTTGAGGAAGTGGACGGCAGGTATGTTGCTGTGCACCATTACCCCAAAGACTGGGCAAAGAAATATGTTGGTTGAGTTCTTGCGGGATTGGCGACGATTCCGCGTTGGCGAAACGCACGAAATACACAGGCCGGTAGCGAATGTACTCATACGACGAACTATCGCCATACAAGCAGCAGGACGACCTGGTGAGGCTAACGCTGTCGGTAGCACCGACGGTGGAGCCAATCACCAAGACGGAAGTCAAGCGGCACCTGGCAATAGCGGAATCGGACACCAGCAACGACAACGAACTAGACGTTCTAATCGCAAGCGCTCGCCTGAAACTTGAAGAGGACACCGGTTTGGCTGTCATTAGCCAGACCTACACGCAAGTGTTTCCTGTGTTTGCGGACGGGCTACGATTGGCAAGGAAGCCAATCAGTTCCGTGTCATCAATCAGCTATTACGACGGCGGAAATAACAGCCAAACATTGTCAACCGATGTTTATGCTTTCGACGCATCGACACAGCAGATTAGGCTAAAGGCAGACCAGTCTTGGCCTGATGTGTATTCCCGGTGGGATGCGGTTACGGTCACGTTTGTTGCAGGCTATGCCAACGCGGCAGCAGTCCCGGCAAACATCAAACACGCATTGCTGACCTTGTGTGCGTTTTACTTTGATTTGGATCGTGGCGACAATCCAAACCCACCAATGCCGCGAACGTATTACAACCTAATTACCAACGTAACACGGGCGACCTATCCGTAATGTATCAAGGCAAGGCCAACACAGCCGGAAAGATGCGATACCGCATCACCGTGCAAAAGCCTGTGAAATCCACAACACAAGGCCAGCCGGTGGTGTCGTGGGTCGATCTGTTGGTTGAGGAGCCTGCCGATTATGAATACACACGCGGCTACCAGTCGGTGCGAGGCAGGCAGGTTGAAGAAGGCGTTGATTGCATCTTCTACGTGCGATGGCGAGAAGAACACGATCCAGAGAACCGCATTGCATTTGATGGTGAATACTACGGCGTGATCTTTGTGCGACCAATAGCAGGCCGCAGACGGTACATGGAACTGCACTGCAAGGTGATTAAATGACCGTCAAGATTGAGATCGACCGCCAGCAATACGCACGCATCAACCGGATTCTAAACAAGATCCCGCAGCAAATGCAGTTTGCAGCATACGACAAGGCACTGAAGCCAGCGGCACAGGTAGTGCAAAAGCGTGCTGCGGAATTGGCACCACGTAGCACCGCCAGTGGTAGCCGCAAGAAGATGTCAAAGAAGTCACAAGGCATCTGGTCATCGCGTCCATTGGCAACCTTGTTAAAGGTCAAGGTGATAAAAGGAAAAGGCAAAAGCGATCCTTACGCATTGGCTGGTCCCGACTTCCCAGATGGCAACAAGGCCAACTTCATCCACCCGATGAAAGCACAGGTACGCCAACGCAAATACTGGGGCCGCGAAAGCAATCGGGCACCGTCGGTAACACCAAAGGACAATGACTTCCTAAAGCGTGCAGCCGATGAAACACGCAGCGAACAATTAAGAGCATTTACGCGGGCATTGATCCCAGCGGTACGCAAGGCCATGCAGGAGCTCGCCAGTGGCAACTGATGCAAGTGCGATGGTTTACAACCTGTTAGCAGCTGACAGTGGCGTCACTGCCATTGTTAGCACACGCATTCGCCCGGATGTCATGGACGACGGCGAAACGCTGCCTGCATTAGTTTATTGGCGAGTCAGCGGAATACATTACAATACAATCAACGGAGCCAAAGCGGAGATTGCCGAAGCAAGATTCACAATCGAATCTTATGCGACAACCCGCAAAGGTGCGAACGATTTAGCCGAGGCGGTGCGGCTGGCAATGGTCGATTTGCCAACAAGCAATGTTGCTGTGCGTCATGTTTCCGTCGAGACAGGGCAACAGCATTACGTCAATTACCCAACTGATGGGACTGAGGTTGTGCGGTACGTCACAGCACAGGACTTTCGGCTAACGTTCAAAGAGGATGTTTAAGATGGCAGATACTGGAAATGGCGCAACGCTGACTCTTTCGGCTGATGGCGGTGCAACCACCTATACGATTGTTTCGATCACCCCAGGAGATCAATCAATCGAAGCACTCGAGGTGTCACACCTCGGCACGACCGACAACAAAGAATACATCAAGAGCGATCTTAAAGAGACTCCAGAAGGCAGTGCCGAGGTGCTGTTTGATACTGGAACGGCATTGCCTGTCCCAGGATCGGCAACGCAAACCATCACGGTTACATTTCCTTTGGAAAGCACGTCGAGCACAACCTCGCCGACGTTGGCAGGCTCCGGTTTTATCACGTCGATCAGCTATCCTGAGTTGGTTAGCGATACGGTAATGCGTGCAACTATCAACTGGAAAATGGATGGGTTTACCGGGCCGACCTTCACGCCAGAAGCCTAATCCATGGAAATCAATCTCGTTACACATTGCGACCACAACGGCAAGGATTTTGGCCAGTGGTATCTGATTGCCGATGGTCGCAATATCGGGTTTGTAATTAAACACAACTGGCATATCCACATTACGCAGCGAGTTGAAGACGACTTTCGTGAGTCGGTCATGCAACGGCTGCAAGAAATGAAAGAGGGCGACAATGACATTGCGGGAAAAGCTACTATCGAAGACAAACCGCCGATATCGGATGGTGAAGATCGATGGCGAGGAATACTGGTTGCAGAGCTTGACGGACCTGGAGCGTGTGAGTCTGGACCTGATCCAGATGGACACGACGACCGCGAAGGTGAACTTCCAGAAATTGCCTGAGGTCAAGGCACGGATGCTGTGTCTCTCGCTGGTTGAAGGCGAAGGCAAAGAAGCGTGCTTCGATGAAACGGAATGGCAGCAATTGCAATCCCTGGACAGTCGCCTTGTCGCCAAGTTGTATTCCGCGTGTTTGGAACACAACGGATACGAGGACAAGGAGATTGAGGAACTTGTGGGAAACTGACCGTAAGCCACAGACTGCGGATGGCAGGCCGCGTTTGTTTGGCTTTGGGAATTGATGACCCGATCAAATGGCTTGCCGATGCACCGCAGCATGTGGTGCATTTTTGGGATGCCTTTTTTCAGGTTGAACCGTTTGGATGCGAATGGGAACGATCGGCAATGCAGGCTTCAATGTTGTCCGCATTGACGGCAACGGTGGCGGCAAGTGCTGGGGCAAAGAATCCGAAGGTGTATCAAATCCGTGACTTCATGCCAGCGGGCTGGGTAGGCAATCGCAAATCCAGCACCGTGAACATGCAAAGCATCAAAAAGTTTCAGGCATACGCATCGCGATACACGCAGAAATAGCATGGCAACAACACTAACCGCATTAGTCGCACGCATTGCTATGGATACCAGCGAGGTAGAGGCTGGCTCAAAGCAGGTGCGTGGTGATCTAAACCGTGTAAACGGTGTATTCCGTGAGATGGAAACGGAAGCGGACAAGATTGCCAAAAAGATTGAATCGGTGATCCGGCAGTTTCAGCGTGGCAAGCTGACGACAGAACAATACAACAAAGCCATGGAGCATCTTGGCGCGAAGTATCGCAAGGCCAACGGTGAAATAGGATTCCTAGAAAAAGGAATCGCTAATCTGACCGCAGCGATTACACCGCAACGACTTGCGTTTGCGGCGGCAACTGGAGCGATTGCAGCCATGGCGGCGGCACTTGCTACTGCGGTTAAAGTCTACGACATCGCCACAGCCAAGATGGCTGAGCTTGATCCAATCATCAAGCAATCTAAGGCGATGGGCGAATTGACAGAGAACGTGCAGAGCCTAGCGTTTGCACTTTCCGAATCGGCTGGCATGTCGATTGATGAAACAACGCAGTCTCTGTTTGAATTGCAGAAGCGACTTGGAGAGGCACAGCTAGGCACTGGCGAAGCGGCGAATGCCTTGAAGATTCTTGGACTCAATGCCGCTGAGCTTTCAAGGCAATCGCCAGTCGAGCAATTCCGCACAATCGCGGCAGAGCTGCAACGGGTGGAAGATGCGACGATGCGTGCGTATCTTGCCGACAAGCTATTTGCCGAGCAAGGAAAGAAGCTAGTCAATGGATTGCGGCAGTCCTCGCAATCGCTGGCTGAAGCAGAGGCACAAGCCAAAGCCTTTGGATTAACAATCAGCGACTTCCAAGCCGCAGGAATTGAGGCGGCAAACGATTCACTCGGTCGTACTCGTGCCCAAATCAGCGGCATCATTACGCAGTTTGCCGCAGAAATGGCACCAGCGATCAATCTGTTTGCGGCGGAGCTGCGGAAGCTATTGCCACTTGGTTCAAATCTGACCATGGCATTTCGGGATACTGCCGAGATCATTGTTGCGACTTATGGTGTGCTTGGTGACTGGGCACGATTGTTGGCAGGTCCAATCCTAATCAAGCAAGGCGAGGTTGCCGCCGGTTTCCAGATGATCCAAGAAGGACTGGAAGGATCATTTAGTGCACAGGTGCTTGCAGACTTTAATGCACAGCAAGCCGCTATCCGCGATTCAATGCTGAAGTCTTCACTTGATCTCAAGGCAGCACAAGAGGAACAGACCTATTCAGCCAAGGAAACGGTCAGCGAATACGACAAGCAAGTCAAGGCGTTGCAAGATCAGATTGACGCGGCAATAGAAATTGATCGTGCACATGAAGAAGCACTTGCCGCAAGGAAAGAGATGACATTCGTGCAAAACGAATATCTGACCATCCTTGAGAATCAACTTGCCGAAGAAAAGGCAATCGCCAAGGAAAAGGAAAAGGCCGCCAAGGCAGAAGAGAAACGACTTGCCGACCTGGAAGACCTTCGCAAACGCGGCGAGGAAATGATCGTACAGAACGATCCAGCCAAGCAGATGGAAAAGCAACTGGCTGATTTGAACGTGCTGCTGTC